CGCGTGGCTTGTAAAGAGCCCGAGATCAATATGCTTCTCCAGAGGTCCGCTGGTGCATTTCTGCGCGATAGATTGCGCAGATTCGGAGTTGATCTGAACGATCAAACCCGAAACCAGCGTCTCGCACGACAGGGGTCCTTAGATGGCAGTCTTGCCACTCTGGATCTTTCGTCTGCGAGTGACACAGTTAGCACGGCTCTTGTTTGCCTGCTACTCCCCCATCCATGGGTAGAAATGCTTGACTCTTTCAGAGTACATAGCACTCTCCTTCCGGATGGAACTGTGCATCCTCTCGAGATGTTCTCCTCGATGGGAAATGGCTTCACATTCGAACTTGAGTCCCTTATCTTTTGGGCTCTCGTTCGTTCTGTGACGTCGTTCCTGCGAGTCCGTGGCGCCGTAGGTGTTTATGGTGATGATCTCATCATGAACACCTCTGCGGCTCGAGCCTTGACAAGAGTACTTCCTTGGTTCGGCTTCATGATAAACATGAAGAAGTCCCATATCGCAGGCCCCTTTCGGGAGTCCTGTGGGAAGTCTTGGCTCAACGGACGTGATGTCACGCCAGTGTATCACCGTGAATATATAACCTCCATGACGCAAGTCATAAGGTTACATAATCAACTACTTCGTGCCGTGGTCGATTGGCCTGAATTTGCCGATCAATCACTAATCGAAGTAGTCCATATTCTGAGGAGTTACATCCCTCAGAGCCTATGGGGTGGTCAGGATTGCGATAGCGTTTACGCTGCCGTAACCGGACATGCACCACGTAAGCTGCTTATGCAGCTACGTGTACCCACTGATGTAGATTACATCGGTGCGTATCTTCAGTGGCACATGGATAAGGATATCGCCCCTACGGGCGTTATCCAGACATCCGAGCCTGCTACTCTTGGCAGGTGGGTTCTCAGGCCCAATAGGATGTCTTGGTACGACGCGGAGTTGATGTCTGCCGTTCGGCACACATCGGTCGTCTATTCGGGTGACACCCGAGTAGACTAGAGCCCC